CTAACATAAACTGTGTCTACCACCTCCGGAAGGTGGCACCCCTCTATCACGTATGGGAGACGTCATTGATTCCACGAACGCGGCCAATTAAGGCAGCACGACGGATTAATAATATCAATGAAACATAAACTGTATAACTACATACAATATATCATAAATCATTCAAATAAGATATGTGTCCAAGTAAGGTTGCACTACCGGTTTGGCTACCCTCTTGGGTGGTTGATACTGATAATCAACCAAGAACATGCGTTCCAAAGCCTCTGATGTGTACTCATTTCCATACCCACACAAAGACAACATGTATGCCTCTTGCTCAATCTGTGATCCACTCAATCCGTATCTTCTTCCAGCTTCCTCAGCACTAACAGTAAATACTGGATACAACTCATCTGGACATACTTTATACTGAAACTCTTTAACTTGCAATACAGGGCCAACACCACATTGCACTCCTAAAGCCTTAACAATAGGATGATTAACTCTTGGATATGCTGAATTAAGTATACTTCGTTGAAATATCTTCGCTCTATCTTTTAAACATCCCCTACCAGGAAGATCTCCAGCACAAGTGCCACTGGATCTTAGTACCACTGATATATTAAACAAAGGTCTTAAATCTCCATTAATATCATATATGGGTGAATGTTTCAAGAACTGCAACTGCGAATAATCTTCAACTGGGTCGACACCAGTCAAAATATATCCTGCTCGTTCTCCGGCAGCAACTATGGAATGTGGTCCTTGGTAATCCATCTCGGCCAACGACATTCCAATACACTGCCCTGCAGTATTATTAATCAAAGTTGTTATTGTTGATCCAGAATATAGTTTATGCCCAACAGGCTTTAATTTCACTTTCAAATGTGGATTCTTTACACAACGTATCTTTAATGGCATCGAACACTGTTTCAATAATACATCCATATCACGACGCATTGACTCTGGTGATAATAACTTCAAAACTGAAAACAGCGTTGTTGTATGTGAAGCATCACACGAGGAAATATCCAAATTAAAATATAAAACTTTTGCTCCAACCCTTAATGAAAAACATGAATCATCAGAGAAATACACAAATGTATATCGTCCTGATGGTTCAATCAATTCTCGAAAGACATTTGTCAATCGAAACGGATCTGGTCTTTTGCAAAAGAAAATAGTTCCTCCTAAATATGAATATGGTTCAGCATCTTGTGCTATCTTAAATAATTCAGCTAAAATGAAGCCCCTTAATGATGCTAATGTACCAAAATCCATTATCATTCTAGGTTTCTTTCCTGGTTTACCATACTCACCCTTCTTCATCTTACAAACAACACTCTTCAACCATGGATGATTTGGGTCAAACACCCATCCACAGTACTGTCCAGCTATCCATGCCGCTATACGTAATAATCGTTTAATGTGTGGATCTGCATGATGTAAAGAAGCTTCCATCTCAGCTCCTTTATAATCCAATAAATATCGCTCATACAACATCTTCAAATCAATGAATTGTTCAATATGCTCAAAAATAAATTTCCGCTGGTTACCTTGTAAAATACGGTGATACAACAATGAACCCTTTCTAGCAGCTAACATACGTCGCATACCAACAGATATATTATCATCACTATTTCCATATATTTTAGTACTAGTACTTATAGATGGACCAAATACCATCTTATATGTGCCATCTTCGGAGGCGTGTGTAAATCCAACGGGAAACTTAACTTCCCCACTAACAAAATGTTCTGGATACTTAACTACCTTAAATTCCTCATTTGACACAAACTTTGCATCCCATCCAGTGATAACACATTTACTGACCCCTATTCGATACGGGTCGCGGTACTCTATGAGCCCGGGGACCGACCCGCGCTCCGAAAAGGAAACCCAGTTTTCGCACCTTTTGGTTGCGCAGTGAATGCAAAACGCGCATCAACAAACATTTGTTGTACAAAATGCAAAATTGTGTTTAAAGTTACAATTCTATCCTTAACATCCCACAAAGGGAACCATGGTATTCGTTGTGCTAAATACAAACACTTTTGTGTATAAGATAAAATAAATGACCCATCCGTTGAAATTGGAGACGATTGACGAAATTCAAAATAAGGATGCATCAACAGTGAGTAAAAAGGTAAAAATATATCAATCTTTGCTGAAGCATTAAACATTTCATCCAACAAATTAATCGTATCAACAGTTCGAGCTGCAGCAAATGGTAAATGATCCCATTCAATCCTAGGTGTCCCCCGCCATCCAATACGAAATTGATACTTCTTAGCATCTTCAATCTTAAACTCTTCACAACGAGTATATTTACTCTGATCATTAACATGTGTAATCTGTACTTCATGCATAGCAGGCACAATAGGTGCCATAAATCGAGCTAATTTATACCGCCAACCCTTCTTAGCACAACTATTCAATGTATTAAAATACAATCTTACTGTTGTGGTTTCAAAAAAAGACAAATCAGCTTCATTTGGTGGTTTTCCCAAACCATATGGTGGCAAAGGTATCACTGAAACATAATCTGGCTGACCCACATTAAACCCTGACGGCGGATTACCAATACCATTCCACTTCACCACAACATGATGCGGTGATGGTGGTGGTATATCTGGTGGTGGTGGTTGTTTTGATACAAATAAATTCTTAATAAAATTATCTTTAACTGGACGCATTACTTCATCATACATGACTTGAATCCTACCCATAACTTCACGAGAAACACTATCTTGCTTTTGAAATAATTGATCATTAATCAAATCTTGAACAACATTTTTGTCCTCACGATCCTTATTCTCACGAGGTAACAATTCATCTCGTCGCGATAACAGATCTTCTTCACTAGCAATTTGACATTTAACATCAGAATTAACAACATCGGAATTTTGTAAAATGGATCTCTTAGCATCTAAATCCATTAATCTTTTCTGATCAGTAAAGAATTTACTCTGATCATAATCATTTACATCAACATCAGTATGGTCTTCAACTTTCTTATCCAACCCCATTGAACTAAATGGAATAGTCGGATCACGTCTTATTGACATACCATTTTCAATGGCTTTCTGTTCCATCAGAAACCTTTGAATCTCCTTTTCACCTTCCTTAGCATTTGCAGTAACTCTGGATAACCCAGGTAAATCGTTAATCTTTTTACTGCTTGCCTTAGGAATGGCGACACGCTTTGATTCAAAAATGTCAACAAAAACTTGATGTTCTTCATCAGTATACCTACTTGTATCACTCCCATGTTGATGTCGACCTGGTAAACAAGCCATTGGTGTTGGTCTATCACAATCTACAGATTCTCTTGGTGGTCTTGGTCCCATATTACCTTGATTCTTAGCCTCTTGGACTCGTCTTGCAGAACCTTCCAATGGCGCTTTAAAATGCTTATGTGTTTTCAACCTACACAATCTTCCAGCATCACAACAAGGTAATTCTGTGATTTGTGGAGTAGAAGGACCATCACCCTTATGGGAACCTGCACCCAATAAACCAATACGTATCTTACCATCCACATCACAATTAGAATCAAAGAAATATTCTTCACTAACACAAACATAATCATGAAAGACTTGTCTCGCACGAAACTGACGTTGATGAAAAACTGCTTGCCTACAAACTTCAAACGGAGATGATGTTAATGTCCATTCATGGTTACAGACACCCAACATACAACAATCTTTTGACATTGGATTTGATGTTGACCAATAATGTTTTGGCGTTGAATCAACATGATCTAACTGACACATTTCATACCAATCGAATGCATCATCCTTGACATGGTATGCAGTTCGTAAACAATCATTAGTATAATGTGAAATTATTATAGTCAGATCATTAAAAAGAGGAATCATTTGTGTCAAAGCATTAGCAAAATAAGCATTACAAGATCTCTTGCCTGTTGCAACACATCTATCAAATACCACTCCAAAATATTTTGCATAATTAAGTTTCTTACCCAACCGAGTATACTGTTGTTTTTGTTGAGCTGGTGTTCCCATCCAGGTTTGATCAACATCTAAGGCTTGAAACCTACTATCTTGAGGAATTGAGGATCCACACACTCGCTCCTGATTTGGATAATGTATTAAACAAGACTCATACAAATTTCGTGGCTCTTTCCGTGGATAACATTGTTTACAATTAAACGAACCTCCAAGATGAACTGTTCCTTCACCAGGGTACCCCAATGTTGAATCAAAATTTTGATGTTTAACATGGTGAGGTTTATTTTTACGACTATGATGATGTCTCTTAATACAATCATTTGGGTGTTTCCCACCTTTTGTAAATCGACCGTCAAATTTTCGTTCTTGTTCACATTGAACATGTTGTGGTCTAACCTTCTTATTCTTATCTCTCAATGTACCACAATTTGGATAAACAATATAATCTTCATCATCAAACACGACTACACTCTTTGGAAACTTTGGATGTTCAGTTGCCAGTTTTTGCGTTGGCGCGTCAACCAATCCTTGCGCTGGTACGCTTTCCATACTCTGCATATGGAATGAAGCATTATTTTGAACCGTGGACTTTTTGTCACGGACGATAGGCCACAGATTACCCACCGCTTTCATCTCAGGGGGCCTATGCTTAAAGGACTTACCCTGAGCTCCCAAACCAAATGAACCAGGAGCAACCAACTTTGGGTGGTCAGCCCGTGTTCAGTAAGGATCTATTCCCAATTGCCCGTAACACATCTAAATTGCTAAAATAGATAGATCGTGGCGCTCAGAATCCCCAAACCAAACGAGTTTAAATGCAGCGGCAACACATAAACCCCATTAACTTAGAATCTGGATTACACGGTTATTTTCCATGGCGCACCAGAGTTTTTAAACTTAAGTTGTACTGGACATCTCCAGCATCAAAATGATAATGCACATAAAGCTAAAAACTTCAATGTTTTACCCTGCGTCCACGAACACGGCCAATTAAGGCAGTACGACGGATTAGCAGACATAACCGGTTGTCCAATGATTCATCAAGCGGAGAATATGGCATGGTCTATAATACATGGTGGTAATTTTAAAATACAGGTTTCTCCGGATCAAATATATAATCAGTCATTGGCTTCGGTCCAATTGACTGTATGTATGCCAGTTCTTAAAACGATGGCGCGTCACAAAAATATTTGCATACCTACAACCACTAGTGTGTCTGCTAGCAGTAAACATAACGCTATCGCACTACACAAAACAAATAAAATCAAATTACTTCTTCCAAGAGGAAGCTTTTCGAGGGAAACAGTGTGTTGGATTCTTTTGATCATCAATAACATTAGGTGGCTGAACCCAATCAGTCTCTTCCTTAACTGATAATGGGACTTTTCGAGGTAATGTCTCACACTTATTTTCCAATCTTGGTGGCAACATAGTTTGTAATCGTTTCTGACGAACTCGATCTACAAAACCTATACTGGTTGGTTGGAGTGATACAATGAAGTCACCATCTGGTCTCCATTTCTCTTCAGGTGCCGGCGTTACAGTGAACTGATCATCAACTATACCAAATGTGACACTTGGTCCTGAAGTAACACCATCATACTCAAACCAACCAAATGATGTTGTTGTACGTGATGCTCCACTAGCTGTGACTATAGTTGGTGTATCATACTCCAGCTCACCACCTCCATACACCATATCAAATGGGGTCACATTTGTATATGTCACAACTGATATTGGAGATATCAACAATGTACTACCTGTAGCTTGATAATAATTGTTACTTGACCAATGATACACTCCTGCTGGTGAACCTGTTGGTATTGTTAATATTGCTTGGTAATCTACTGCTGATTCCAGCAAAAGTGCACCAAAGTTGTTAGTGCGTGTACCATCTACCATTAATGGGTCTTTTCCATCTGGTGATGCAATAACACTCCAATGTGCAAACGGTGTATTAGCTGACGAATACAAATTCAACCTAGGTTTATACAATCCTATATCGAATGAACACCACATTTCTCCAGCACCAGTGTATGGCACTTCAGCACCTTGTGTGACAACATAAAAATTCCCAAATTGTGAGAATCTTAAATCAGCTCCACCTGAACCTGGTTCGGCAATCCTCAATCGTGGTAATGATGTTTGATCGCGTTTGCATTCCACTGGTATGATCATATCATTAGATGGTCGAGTTGATGTCGCAAACAATGAGTTAGCCAAATCAGTCTTATTTATTGGCGCAGGCTCATAAACATCATACTTAACAGCCGCTGTAATAGAACCCATACCTGGTGTTCCAGTTACAGCCAATGATGATAATGATTTAAACTCAAATATTAAACCAAAAATCTCATACTCTTGAAAACTACCCGCAATCTGAGACAACCATGGAAATGTATGGACATTTGTTGGATCAATCACAAATGTTGACACTGTAAACGCTGTTGTCATATCAAAATCAGCAATGTATTCCCGATGGACTACCCGGACACCAAGTCCTTCTTGATGCATTGCAGGAACTTGTGATGAAACACCTGTTGTACCCAACAAAGTATTATTCTGTGGAGGTGTTGACATAACATAATCTCCACCTCCAAATATCTTATCCAAGATTCCTCCTGCAGCATGACCCAAAAATCCTCCCACACCAGGTAACAAATAATTTCCCAACATCTGTCCTCCTGTCTTAAAGAATGATCCCTCTTTCTTTCGTGCTTGACGCACAGGTCTGCGTGACTGCATAACAGCTGCAACAGCCTTATTTTTAGATGGAGCAAAGCGCGCCTTCTGCACTTCTCGACGCTCCTCCTTTCGAACGACCTTTTTAATAGCCTTCTTCATTGAACCCTTTTTGGTTCTAATGGACCCCTTTTTACGTGAATATCCTACTCAAAATTAAACAATTAGTCGAGTAATACTAATTGCATGCATATAGCATGACCAATATAACTAAATAGTTATTTTAATGCGCTTATCCCTACCCACCGATTGGTGACTTAGACAACACTTTGGTCAATCAGTGGAATGTCAACCTCCCTGATTTAATAGGACGCACTCTCTTACCACACAATTATGTTACAATATCACATTTTCAAATCATTGAACGATTACTATTTTAATAACTTTCAAGGGGCTTTTCGACATGAAGACAATTTTGTACATCATGCTCACGAATGGAACCTTTCTTAAACATACATAAAATATTGCTTTAAATTCACATAAACACATATAATAAGAGTAGTCATAAATGACTCTTCTACGGATCTAACTAATAATTAAACAAACGATAACATTAGAAAAGAGGTTAACGCTGTCATATATATCACATAGAAACACAAATACTTTAGACTTTCCTATTGATCAAGGTCAATCCAAAGCAACATAAAACACATATAGGGGTTGCTTCTCCCGAAAGGCCAAAGCACTAGCTTTAGTCTTCAGAGAGAAGCAAACCCCCGTCCGCCCCCTCCCAAACAAATATAATATGTCTGGGCAAGGAAGTATTATATAGCAAGCAGGATGCGCAATTTAAGCAGAATAAACAAAACTTTACCCTCTCTTAAGGTCGCAAATCTTAAGAGTGCTAGAAATTTGTCCAGCAACTCCTTACAGTTATCCATGTAAGATGGTAGCTGAGTAAACCCAGCAATCCTCCTCATCCACCTCTTGCAGCCTCTACAGGCACGGACGGAGTATTAAGGAACTCCCCCTCTAATTGATTGCAAACATAAAAACATATACACATAACAATCAATTTGACGTCAAAACCTTTTGCCAAATTTCTGCTAGAAGAGCAGACGAACCCAGG